ACACGAACGACAACTGAATCAGTTTTTTCAATAGCATCCGTAAAATTATATCCTACTTTGACTTGTACTAAATCTGCTCTAGATGTAGGAGTACCAGAACCTGTACCATCAACAGGTTGATAAGGTAATTTAAATGTGCTAGACAATGCTCTAGGAGGAACTACACTTGTATCAATCACTCTTTCACATTGGACAAGATAAACCTTATCATCTTTTAATGATGCTGTGATTTGATTGTCATTAAATGCTGTAGCACCTGTTGAGGTTTCACCTGCTTCAACAAGAACAGAAGTACCCCAAACAATCTTGTCATCTTTAAGGACCCACGAAACACCTTCAATAAAATTAGAAGATGCACCGCCTGACCCATCAGAAACAAGAGAAACAGACTCAACACTGATAACACCTGTGCTAGGAATATAATCGAATTGGTCTCTAAAGTTATTAAAGTAATAAGTTACTGTTAAAGTAGCATCGGTAGCTGGAGCATCTTTCAAAGTGATACTACCATTAGAGCCGTCTACACTAGCTGGGATAATAGTAGCACCATTAAGTTTAACAACGACATCGGTAATATCGGTGGTAGTAATACCACCATTAGTACCATCAACAATAGGATAATGACTTGTGAAGAAAGTCTTATTTCTAGATGTTGATTGATTAACGACAAGACCGAGTTTAGCATTAGCTGAGCCATTGCCGATAATGATAGAGCCATTAGCATTTAATTGGAGGTTCTCTTGATTAAAGTTATCTGTGTATGAAGATGCCTCTAAAGAACCATAAGATCCTGAATTAATAATAGCAACTACTCTATTAAGATCGTCTTCTCTTGAGCCTGTTGAAACAGTAGGTAAAGTAATAGAATATTGAACACTATCTACTAAGAAGATAAAAACATTACTTAAAGCATCGAAATCAAAGCTACCATTAGAGCCGATGATTTCAGCTTGTGTAGTAGAGATTTGAGATGAGAGATCTTCATCTTGAACTAAGGTATCTGTTCTCTTAAAGAAATAAGAAACTAATACGGTGTCTGTGATAGCGGGAGTGGATGCTAATTCGACAATACCTTTAGCGCCATCTACACTTAAAACAACAGTCACTTGACCATTGACATATGCTGTGACACTAGAGCTGTCGGTAGCTGTAACACCACCTCCTGTGCCATCGACCATAGGGAATTTTTGAACTTGCACTTTAGTTGCAGTTCCATTAAAATCACCAAGAATAGGTGTGCCATCGGGATTAAAACCTAATACTGCACGACCACTCATATTTTCATTTACTATCCGTTGATCTACTGAAGATGAAGATCCACGAATCATTTGAACTCCAACAGATTGAATAGTTTCTTTACCAGCACCTAGCAATAAAGGAATTTGTCCTGTGAAATTGCTAGATGGTAAAGGTGAATCAAAAACTGTTTGAGTATAGACACCTGGTGGTGCATAACCGCCTTGAATAGCCATAATCTTTTGCTCCTATTTTTGTTGGAAGTTGCATCCAATTTCTTTTCTGATTTGGTTTTTAATGTCTTTTTGAGTTTCATGATAATGCTTATTAATTAGATATTCGTTATCATAGCCAATCACAATATCATAAGGACTACCTTTAGTTTCTTCTAAAAGTTTAACTTTGTCTTTGTGTCTTTCTTTTGCAATTTCCCATTTTCTAATAGAATCTTGCATCATCACTCTTTCAAAGCTAGTATCTAGACTTTCAACACCTGTAGATTGTGGTTTAACTTCTTCTACTTGAATTGCATTATATCCAACACTCTTTGTGCCCTGTAATGTAGAAAAGGCATCTTTCCCACAAGATGTACACGATTGCGAATTAATATCCGTAGCAACTCTTTTACTAAAAGATAAACCACATGATCTACATTGAAATTTTAAGATAGGCATTAAGATTACTCCTCTATGTTTAATAACATTGATAATATAAATAAATTATTTAAGATCTTGGATTTTATATTTCACTAATCCTGTGTATCCTACTTGATTTTCAGCATCCGGCAATTCCTTTTCTAAACTTAATGATTTCCCATAAGACATTAAAGGCGCTATTAAAGGGATATGCATAAACCAATCTACTTGCAAGGTTGTAGATATACTTGCCGTATAAAAATAATCGTCCCCATTCTCATCATATACTTCTTCTGACTCACCACCTAAACTCACCTCATTCATATTAATGCCTCTAGATGCAAGTTGATCTCTTAAGACTGCCCACATCCATACTGTTGTTCTATCAGCCAAATCTGCTTGCGAATGTACATCTCTAGCTATAATCTCTATCTCTACTGAAACATCCCATCTACCACCATACTCATTATAAATATCATCAGGCTCGTCTAAAACAACAATCGCTTGCTGATCTCCACCTCTTAATCTACGACCAAAATAAATTAAAACTCCAGGGATAATTTGATGATATACTTGATCAGGTCTTACTAATTTAGGTTCAATAAGATCTACTTGTAATTCTGTATATGTGATTTCTAGATCTAGTCCATTTAATAACTCCGATGCTAGTTCTATCACATCACCATTTAAAGTATAATCGACACCTTCGACATATCTCATATATGATGGTTTCTCAATGATCCTTAAGCTATTCTCAATAGGTGTACCTAATAATTGAATTTCTGTTGGACTAATAAAGACGGGCTCAGTTTCTTTTACTCTTTTATATTTAGTAATATTAACCTGATATGTTTCATATTGATCTTCTAGCTTAGTGATGTCTAGAATATAAATACCTTCTTCTGCTCTAAAATTTGGATTTTCTTTTACCCATTCAATAGATCCATATTGTAGTTTTTTTGTCTTTGCTAGATAAACATATCCTCTTACTGTTGTTAAGAAATTGTCAGCACTCATCACAAAGTTATTTGCCCCACCTGTCTTGACTACCATGCCAAATTGTGGTCTTTGATCAAAGCTATATTTGCCTTGAATATTATTCGCCAATTCAGGATATCTAGGATGATCCGACCAATATCTCCGTAGTTCTTCTATCATGAGATTGCGAACTTCTAATGTTAAGTAATGAAACATTTCTTATTTACTCCTTCATCGATTATCTTTTTTACTTCTTATTGTTAAGGCTTTAAATCTAGTTTGCTTTCTTTTAGCTTGTAGCATTATCTTTTTTCGATCAAGCATTTCCTGACCAGTCATTTTCTCATAAGCTAAAATAGTTGTAGCTTGCATGACTGCTCTATCTATTGCTTTTTCTATCCATGAGTATTTTACAACAGCAGGATGTATCCAGGACTTATCCGTCACTAAAGGTAATGTTCTAAATTCTATTTCACCTTGTTTATTTTTAATAGGGATTGCTTGTCTAGGTCTATTTCTTTCTGTCTTCAACCATGTCATAGGATAAGATGGCTTGTTTTTTAAATGATATTTGATATGCTCCCATGTAGAGTATAACACAACATCTCCATTGTCTTTGATTTGCACACCAAACGAATAAATAAATTCTTGTGTTTTAGGCACTGCACTAAATAATTGACCTGCTCTTTTTGCCTCTTCTCTCACTTCATTTAAGATCATCTCTGCAATAAATTTTATTTCTTTTTTAGTCTTATCTCTTAAAGGTTGTCTAAAGACAAATTGCTTTTTTAATCTATCCATTTTCTCAATCCTTTTATATAATCTATCTTATATAAAAGGATTATAACCTTAAGGCTCAAAAGACTCTGCATCCCAATATGCTTCATCTTCTGTATCATAACCTTCAAGTTCAATTTCATAGGTGATGTTTCCATCTTCTGAAAAAGTTACGATTGCTGTCCATGTTGTTTCAGTTTGGTAAGTTTGAATATGCTTTTTCATAGCAAAAAAATCCTTTAGGTTGGTGTTGTAGTTATGTAAACCAAAATCATGTAATTTTACATTTCTCTTCTAATCCATCTTAAGATGCTTTCCATTTCACTCATCAATAAATCTTCATTTTCTTCATCGATGCGAATATCCCATTTTTCAACTTGTTGTGTTGTTGTTTCAATATAATCATCTGCATCATCATCCCAATCTTCAACTGTGTTTGTGATTTCCACATAGACAGTTTCTTCATGTCTGTTATATTCTACAGAACAGTGACTTTCACTACCATCAATATCAAATGATGTTGAGTTATGTTCTGAAACATTATACATCATGCCAAGTTGCCAGCTGAGCCATTCCATTGCTTTAATAAGTTCGCTACTCATTTTTGTTTTTCCTTTTTTTGTTGAGTTTGTGCTAGTCATCTTTACTAACAATATATAAACACTTGTAGACTAGGATTTATTGCAACGAAAATTAAAATATATTTTACCCACCGTGATTATGATTTTCCCACACAGCTGTTCTACCTCTAATCTCATAAGAATCTGATACATTATCTTTCTCACTCATCATTGGTATTGCAGAGTCTGTCTGTGTTGAATATGGTGCATCATTTCTAGCTGAATATGTATCTCTAATTGTTTGATATGTGTATTTTGTTTTATGCCATAACACAGGCACACCATCCATAGGTACTGAATATCTAATATCTGCGGGCTCAAAATATGCTAAATTAAAATGCTGTTGTAATACATTACCTCTTGCATTCGGTCTTCTCACTGGACCTATACTATATCTATCATTATTTTGTTTAACTATAAAATCTCTTTGAGATACAATAGGAGATGGTCCTATATATACTTCATATGAATGCTCTTTTCTTCTCCCTTGTGTAGCTTGACTTATTCTTCTTTCTGCATCATCTGGAGCAACAATAATATCATAGGGCCCATCATATCCACCTATTAAACCTGTGCCAAAGCATCTAATACATCTTGAATCAGGTTGCTTACCATATTCTAGAGTAAATCTATTAAATGCACCACATTCGCAAGGTTGTCCTACTACTTTCTTTAAGAATAATCGTACTCGTTCGCCACCTTGCTCTAATGCCCATTGATTTCTTCTTACGCCTTCTCTCCACATCCAATCTACTTTCTCAATCTCAATATCACTAAATGGTTGAGTATAGTCTAATGGACTTTCATGCAATGCACCTGTAGTAGGATCTTCAGCTACTGTTGTTACTCTGTAATATGTCTTTTTATCTAGAATAGCACTAATCTTGCCTTCTGGTAAATATGACAAATAAGAACAAGTAACAACACTTGTATTAGGATCAAATGCAAGCTGAATATCATTCATTAAAGTAATAACATTTGTGGTTGCACCTTGTCTTAATACGATTTCACCTGTTTGACCAAAAACACTAGCGGGATATGCTACTTGACCGTCTATTTTAACAATCACATCTCTATATGATGTAGATGGCTCAATTGCACTACCTATTCTTGCTATTGGTCTTGCAGTCCTAAAACGATATGACCCATCAGCATTGCCACCTCTACTAATCCAATTTGTAATAACTTCATCATAGATCATTTCTGTGATATTAGTATCTCTATAAAAAGTAGCAGATATAGGTTGCTGATTTATTCTTTGATAGGGTCCACGGTCTGATGTGTTAGATCTATATATATTGACACCTCTAATAATCCAACCTTCATTTTCATGAATGAAAGAAGGACTGTCCCATCTTAGATCTATTGCACCTTTAAGAAAAGGCGAATTAGCTGATGTGTTTCTAGGTGGCATAGGATAAGGTGATCTAGAATATTCCCAACCTGCTGGCATGATATGTATCCTTTATTTAGAGCATATATAAAGGATTTAGATATAAATATTTTATTCGTTAGCCATCTCAAATAAGATTTGATCGTCAAGACCATCTTCTAAGGTTTTTTGTTTTAAGACAATCCGTCTATATAAGACATCAAAGATGTATTGCTTATTATAAGAGATGTCTTGTTTTTCTAGTAAGTTTCTTAATTCGCATACAAAAATAAAACTCCATGACGGAAATGTACTAGATGTATCAAGACAAGACTTCATAAAATCTGTTAAAGTATAAAAGTTAAGTTCTATTGTGATTTGTGGAGGATGAAAGACACGATTTAAAAGATATTCAAATAAATGAATTTCATCTTCATCTAAAGACTTGTCAGCTAGAACACGATTTAATAAATGCTCAACTTTATTTTTAGTCCATATAGAAGTACTACATATCAAAATTGCTTTGGCATTATTGATAAAGGCTTGTCTATCCATTTTTTAGAAATTATCCTGATCAATAAAATCTTCCCATTCGGGTTCTACTTCTTTATCTCTCACAGGTTTAATCTTCAAGACTAACCAATCATATTTTCTTTTAAACACTACTTTTTGTTTTTCTGATAATGCTCTACCAGCTTTCATTTGAGTAAGAAGGGAATCACAAAAATCTAAAAGCCATTGAGATCTAGTTCTGTTTTTTAAAGCATCTACTTGAGAAACAAATTCTTGATCGATTTCGACAGGTGTAGGCGGATTAAAAATAGCATCTAATTTTGTATTAAAGATGCTTATTTGTTTTTCCGAAAGAGTTCTACCTGAAGAAACTTGTTCAATCAAAGAAGTAACAAAACCTTTAGTCCATTGATCATTTGTGATCATTAGTAATGCTTTTGCATTATTTAAAAATGCTTGTGTATCCATTTTTTAAGTTCCTTTTTAATGTTTTGGATCGTTTGCAATATATAAACACTTACGGGCTAAGATTTATTGCAACTCTAGAGAAAATTATTTTGTTGAGTCCCAAGCATCAAACCAAGGACCATATTTTTTTGTGTGTGCAATAGCATCTTTTGATGTAGCTGACTTAGATGTGGTTTCTGGGTCATTACAATGTGCCTTTGCTTGTTCTTCTGTTAAACCCGTCTTGATTATTACGGGTTTTTTGTCGTTTTGATAAAATCTAATAATGTGATGTAACATAGTGTTACCATCCTTTCTTGCTTAATAAGAATTTGAGTTTAGGTTTGATTGACGAAGGATTTGTTTCGTCAATATAGAAAGACCTAGATTTGTTTAAGTAAACATCTGTGCTTTTCATCACTTGCACAAGGATATAGGTTTTACCCTTTTGCAATTGTTTCATCCCATGGATGTGGATTATAGTATCCGCATCTAATTGATGAGTAATAGAGCCATCTTGCACATCTGTAACAATGCTTGGATATGCAATAGAGAGAGTAGAGAGGATTTGTTGTGATAAAAGTTGGCTTAACATAGTTATGTACTCCTTATTTGATGTTTTTTGGTAAAAGTTTGGTGATGACTTTTTGACTATCTTCTGACTTGCATGATTCATATCGACCTTCGATTTGAATACCATTTTTGTCATAGATTGACAAAGTAAAGGTGCAGATTGCATTCTTTACAGGTGTTCTATAAACAAGAGTAAATCTTGTTTGATCTTGATGCTTACCTGTGTATTCACAAGTAAAGATATACCCATCAAACTCACATTCGGATGTGATTTCTAGATTTGGGTATCTGTTGTTGAGGATTTGACTTAGTGTTGCGAAGTGGATCATTTTTTTTGCCTTTCTAAAAGTTTTGTTTGTCTTTATTGACAATAGATAAACACTTATAGGCTAGGACTTATTGCAACGAACTTAAAATTTTTTTTAAATATATATATTCTTTATAGATAGACAAGAAAGGCACATATAGATATGAGTAAAGACATTCATGTTTCACATCCATGTTCACATTATATTAGGTTTGAGTCCTATACATTGGATAATACTACTGATGTTCTCACTAGATCTCCTATTAACGGATCTAGTCTTTTTACCATCACTAAAAACAATATAACAATAAATCAAGAAGGTCTTTATTCATCAGCTGAAATTATCTTTCCTATTAATGCACCATATAAAATCACTAATTCTAATTACATCTTTGTTTATCAAAATGTATCATATCCTATTAAATTCGATACGGGTCTTTTATCTACATCTCAAATTCAAAACACTCTTATTAAGTACTTGCCTATGAATAAAGTAGAGGTTAATCTTATTAATCAATCTATTCAAATAAAAGATAAGTCTTTTGGTTTATCTTCTAGATTAGAATTACAAGGTGATCTAAATAAGTTTGGATTTACTTATGAGAAATTTAAAGCACAAGGTAAACAAGTGCATACTGGTTGGAAGTTATTTAAAAGAGATGATGGCTTAGGATATTTCATTCGCTTTAATGAAAATGTAAAAGGCAATTATCTTGTTTCATATACTACAGAAAAGAATTATTGTAATCGTTGTGCAAGTACAGGAATTGAAAATGATCTTAGATTTAATGAGTATGGTGAAATTAAACAAGTAGAGAAACATGATTTGCTTTATCAGCAAGTTGCTAAAGTTTGTCTTACTAAAATTAATAGCAATCCTCAACATGCATGGTATGGCACAACTACTTTTGATTATGTTGGTGCAAAGCAAGGCAATCTAGCCAAACTTAGTGTAGAAGAGTCTGTAAGACAAGCACTTAATCAGCATATCAATATTCAAAATCAAGTCGGTAAAATACAAAAGCTATCTCTTGAAGAACAAATTGCATCTGTTCGGAAAATTGATGTGCAACAAGTTGCGAATACTAATAATGCTTATCTTGTTAATATTGGTCTTGTAAGTAGAGCAAATACACCTGTTGAAATTAACATTGTGTTTGCTGTACCTGGCTCTATTGACTTAACAAATTGAAAGATAAAATAAAATGATCCAAATTATTTCTCCTAGCGGATCTTTACTAGATAGTCCCGCTAACTATTCCACTACTCAAAAAGCTATCTTCATTAAAGGTATTACTGATGACCCTAGTAATCTCTCTATCACTATCGAAAATCAAACCTATACGGGTGCAGATATCTTCTTTGACGGTGATTATTTTACCTTTCCTAATCCCGCTCTTAGTCCTGATGGTCTTATTCTCTATAATGGCAATAACAATATCATTCTTAATCTTTCTACTAATGAAACATTTTATCTTAATGTTATCCAACCTATCGTCAATCTCTATCAGCCACCAGCACAACCTCAAGGCATTTATATTGAAAGACTTGCTCAAGATGTTCTTATTAAATTCCAGCATACAGATAGTGAAGTCAAATATTATAACTTGTATGCTAGTGTTTCTAGTGGAGGTGGCATCAACGGTTATCAAAAAATTAATTTTGAGCCTCTAGATCCTATTAGCTATGGTATGGGCAAAGAAGTTTTAACCACTATTGTAGATGAAACCTTTAATGCAAATACTCAAACTGCGGATCCTTTATATGCTAAATTAAACTTCATTCAAACAGATGGCTCAACTAATCTAGCTAGTGATGTCATTTTTAATAGTGAAGTCAGTGAGTCTGTTAAACGATTAAGATTGACTACTAATTTATCTTCTATTGATATTCAAACTGAAATCGTCTTTAAACATAATAGACAAGCTACTCAAAACTCTACACCTCCTACTATTCAAATAGGTGCTTTTGCATCTCTATCTAACGAAAATGTTCTCTACTATGTTGCAACTGCTGTTAAAGTTGTCGATGGTACTGAAATTGAAAGTGCATATTCTTTAGAGGTTGTAGGCAAGCCCGTCAATATTAATCAATCTAATGTTTCTTTACCCGTAGTCAATCGTCAAACCTTAACTACAGATATGATTACTACTATTCATAAATTACAACCAGATGCTTTAGTGAACCCGGGCTCTGTTACTAGAGATGTCATTATTGATCCTTTTGTTAATGAAATGGAAAGAACTAGATTCTTATTAGATTTTACCTATCGTGCTATGTCTTTCACTACTTTACTTGCCATTGACGATCCTAGAAACACAGGTAAAAGCATTCCCGTAAATAATTCAAATTATAAAACTGCTCTCGGTCAAGCCCTTTTCTTTAGTGAACAAAATAGAGTACAGGCAGTTATTGACTCAGCATTTGATAAACTTGCATATAACTTTGGTATTAAAAGAAGATTAGGTAGCCGTGCTATTGGTGAAGTAGTTTTCTTTGTCAAGACAGCTCCCACTAGAACGATTAATATTCCTTCATACACAACTATCTATGCTGGTAGTGTTCCTTTTCAAACCACTCAATTCGCTAGAATTTCAATAGATACTTTATCTTCTTATTATGACCCTGTTAAAGATAGATATGCTGTATATGTACCTATTCAAGCATTAAATATAGGTATTGCTGGCAATGTTACTAGCAATCAAATTAGAAACTCATCTATTAATGGACTTTCTGTTAATAATGAAAATCCCACATTTGGTGGCTCAGAAGTAGAATCAAACTTAGATCTAAGTGCAAGAGCAATTAATACTCTTGCTAGTGTAGATACAGGTACTAAATCAGGTATTGAAAGATTAGCTAGTGCAACAGCTGGTGTTACTGAAGTTTTTGTCGCAGGTGCTGAATCACCCTATCAATTTAGAGGTGACGGTAAAGTAGATGTTTGGGTTCGTGGTGTATCTTTAGCTACAGCTACTGATTTATATGCTCCGAATTTTCAAACTCATAAAGATAGTCTTTTTATTCCTATTGCTGAAGGCATCTATCAATTTAAATTAGGTGATCTCAATTTATCTCTTTATAAAATGATCGATAATCAA